TCGCCTGGCAACCAGTTCGCTTGACCGGCACCCAAGCCGCTGGATTCAGCACCCTAACTTCGCAAAAGGAAGGGGTATGAAGGCGAAACGCACCCCTAGACTTAACAAATCGACTGGTGTCGCCCCCAACAAAGCGCCAACGCGTCTAGTTGGAAAGACCTGAAGAGACGTTCGTCTCAACCCTAGCCCGTGGGCTAGTTAGTCTCCTTTTTCTATTTTATCATTAAACGTGGAGTGAGTATGACCAAATTGTTCAGAGATTTCGCAACGTCTACTTCATCGGGACGAACCGCGCAGCTAACACGTATGTGTCTCGTTTGCGGCTCAATGGAGATCAGCACTGTTGAAGTAAACGGATTCAATGAGTGGAGTTTCAAAAAAGAGTATCCTGGCAAACATGGATATACCGCGATCGAAGCGTATCGTCACGAGAACTGCATTCGATCCGGTAGGCCTGATTATTCTTTCGCGGAGAAGGTGATCATCGAAGATCGAGACCTCGCGCACGAGGCCGATTTACGGGAGGAGCTGAAAGCGCTACTCGCCGCAGAGGAGTGTGACGACGACGAACTTGACCTTGACTTCGAGGACTGAAGCTCTGCTTAGTGTCGTTTGTCTCCCAATTAGCTTATTAATCTGTATTTCCAACTCGGAGTGAAAAATGAATGTATTTATCTGTTGCTACCTAGAGCGCCGTCTAGTCGCTAGATACGAGTGCGAGCTTTTTCAAGCTGCGCAACGCGTCTTTGAAGTCAGCCGCTGTCACGCGGGGCTCGTTTCCATCGAAGCGATCGGCCATACTTGGGCGACGCTACGCGACGGGAAGTTACTGATGATCAGTGACACTCCAGACTGTCACCGTTCCTACGCTCTCGATTTAATATCTGAACTTATCGAGGAGGTACTTCTCATCGATGCTGAGCTTAACCCTAAACGGTTCCCAGTGGACTTAAAAAAGGTGTTGACATGAGAGTGGTCCTCTCCAGTCAACAATGGGAAGAACTTAACGCCAGCGAGGAAATTATATTCGTGAGCGCTGCCTTCTTTTACCATTAACGTTAACTATCCTTTGGTTAATGATGTTTTCTATCAACTTAATATAGGTGCTTCCATGAACATTGATGACGCTTTAAGCGATTTTGAGTCCCGCGTGAAAAACACGACTAAGTCTTCTGGCTTTCAACCGGATAAAGTGATTTTTGTCGCTCCGTCTCCGGACGTGACTCCAGACGATGGTGTTCTTGCGTACACTACTATCGAGTCCATCTTCGATATTAAAAACGTTCCCGATCGGTCGGTCATTTTGATCCGGCCCGATCAGCTTGAGATCATCAGCTGTATATCCGAGCACACGACCATATTCAATATCCAGCTCGCCACTCTAACCGGTGTTCCTAACGCCGACTACAGCATCGCTTTTGATGAGGCGACCTGGAGGTTTGATAAAGTCGCGTACGCCCCCTTCATATCTGAACTTCGTATCGCAGGGGAGATAGAGGAGCAGTTGGCTGCTCAAAAGCGGACTTTGCACGACGAAGAGAAGCTCAAGTACACACGCAAAACGGGAGAGGTGAAGGAACACTCTGACTTTAAAATCGAGCGGATCGCCCCAACTTCAAAGGACACTTTGTCAGACGATTATTCCGAGTCCGACGACGAGCTGAAGTTCTGACATGATAGCTAGTCTAGACAAAGCACAGCGCGATTCATTTCGCTCGAGCACCGCTCAGCGACCACTCGCTCCAGAGACGAACCCTAGTTGGGGGGTCGTACCTCCTCAAGACTATATCGTTACATATGGAAGACTGAATCCAGTCAGTATGGCGCGATTTGGCGAGAAGGCTTTTGCGAATGGCGCTTCTTCTCACGGATCTCCTCTTATATCGAGGAGTTCAGTCACCCTATACCCCGGGGTGTACTCTTTCGACCCTCGTACCCTCGAGTTTCAACGCGCTTTAGTGGAGACGCTGAACGCTGAGCTAACTCCAGATACGGACGACGAGGGGTTTTCATCAACTGGTATATATGCTCCTTTCGACCGTATCAAGTGTCCCGCTGGTTACTTCATGAATCCAATGTCGTACACGGCTGTCGACAATGAACGGTACCGCACGGAAGAGCTAGGATTGCGAGCGGGTATGTCACTGGAGGACAAACTGATTGCCAATGAGGTTTGGAATCTGGTTTGGTCCGAAGCGATCGTCCGTCCTGTTAATGTCGCAAAATTGTCGACCGGCGGCATGAGAAGGTTTACTCGTGATACTCAATGGAAACTTGCTTTCGCTGAGTGGCTTTTCGACGAGCGGAATTTCGAGCGCATGCTTAATGCTGTAGACAAGGAAGACGTTCTAACTCTCGCCAACGACTTTGAAACGGTTTACGGGATGTATATCCAGAAACGTGGACAAGTTGACGCTCCGGGAAAAGTGCGAAGGGTGATCGACCTTGAGTACGCTCTCTCAGCTGGACTAAAAGGCAAAGAGTTCGCGTCTGACAAGAGTGTAGTTATCGACGGAGTTAGATACGACGATTTCTCCGCGATACGCGCTCGAGTGGTGCAAGCCGGCCCCTGGGCCGTCAATTGCTTTCTTCAGATCTGCGCTACGACCGCGATGTATTCGCTTTTCGAACGGTTCCCAAATACGTTTCACATCAACACACCTGAGGAAATTAAGAGAGTGACAGAAGGAAAATATATATATTGCTCCGACGTCACCGAGTACGATAGGTCCATGCACATTGATGATCTACGCGTGCAGCACGACGTGATGGCGAAGTACTGGGACCCACGTATTGTCAAGGCGTCATGGAGACTGTACACCGCCCCATACTACAGCAAACCTTTGGGCATAGGAGGAAAAGGAGGCGTTTGGGTAGGCGACCCCTCAGATTGGAG